TTATGTTAGATGAGTTGGAGAATGGCCCATGGCCTTCTTCTATATCTGGTATCAAAAGATTAAGAGATAATCACCCAGAAGAAAGAATTAATAAAATGACTAATGACTTGTTAGGTCAATTAGAACATTCGTATGAAACAAGAAAAGGTTATTGGAAAGGTGGAACAGTATCAGTCTATGGATATGGTGGTGGTATCATACCTAGATTCTCAGAAGTAGGTAATGCATTCCCAGAATCAAAAGAGTTTCATACATTAAGAGTGCAACCACCTGCAGGTAATTACTATACAACAGAATCACTTAGAGATTTAGCAGATTCATGGGAAAAACATGGTTCTGGTCTTGTTACATTTCATGGGCAGACTGGTAACATTATGTTTATTGGTTCAACCACAGATTCTACACAACATTTCTTTGATGAAATAAATGAGAAAGGTTGGGATTTAGGTGGAGCAGGTCCATGTGTTAGAACTGCTATGTCATGTGTAGGTGCAGGCCGCTGTGAAATGTCGAACATAAACGAACATAAGGCGCACAGACTATTAGTTAATAACTTCATGGATGACATGCATAGACCTGCTTTACCATACAAATTCAAATTTAAAGTTTCAGGGTGTCCTAACGATTGTATGAACTCAATCGAAAGGGCGGACATGTCTATCATTGGCACATGGCGTGATGACATGAAAGTAAATCAAGAAGAATGGAAAAACTTCTTAAACGAAAAGGGGAGAAAATATGCGATTGATAATATCATTACTAGATGTCCTACTAATTCTCTATCTCTTAGTGATGATGATACACTTGATGTAGATAACAAGTCCTGCGTAAGATGTATGCATTGTTTAAATGTTGTTCCTAAGGCATTACACCCAGGTGATGATAAAGGTGCAACAATTCTAATGGGTGGTAAAAGAACATTGAAAATTGGTGACCTTATGGGTACAGTAATTAAACCATTTGTTAAATTAGAATCACAGGAAGATTGGGATTATTTGGTAGAACTTGCAGAAAAGACAATAGACTTTTGGGCAGACAATGCACTTGAGCATGAAAGATGTGGTGAGATGATTGAACGAATAGGATTAAACAATTTCTTAGATGGCATAGAGGAAGATGTTGATGTCAATATGGTAGGTCATCCTAGAGAATCAAGTTATGTAAGATTAGATGATTTTGATGAAGAAGCTAAAAAATGGTATGAAAGACAAGATGAAAAAAGTGCATAACACTTGACATTTTTGTTAAGACCTTGTATAATGGTCTTAATAAATTGGAGTAAACTATATAATGGCAGATGATAAAAACACAGTACACACACCTAAAACATTTTCACTAGAAATAGAAAAAATTGCATTTAATAAAAGATGTACACATCTTGATGCAATATCTATCTATTGTGAGAAGGTAGGTATTGAACCTGTATCAGTCGCAAAATTATTAACAAAAAGTTTAAAAGAAAAAATAGAGGCAAATGCCAGAGATTTAAATTATCTTCCTAAGGCAGCAAAATTACCTATGTAATGCAACCAATAGATGCGTATTTAATGTATTGTGCTATGAAAGCACATTTTGATAAAAGTGATTATGACTTTGTAAAGTACAATGGTAAATCTAAAGTATCAAGAGATTCATTCTACAAAAGAAATGATAGAATTTTTTTTGTTAAATTAACTCGTAAGTATAAAAGTAAACAAGATATACAAGACTACTTACTGGCTAATTTCTTAGTTCATCCAAAAGGTTGGGTAGGTAAGTTTGATGAAGATAATTATATACAATGGCAAAAGAAAATACAAAGTTTAAGTTATACATTTGAATCAGAGATTGAACCTATATTAGATTCAAAACTTATTGCGGTATCTAAAAATACGCATCCTAAATTACTAAAAGAATATCTTGGTAAAAGAATATCACTAGAGAGTATGGTAATATTAGATTCAATACTAGGATTTAGTCATGTATGGAATGTTAAACTTGAAGAAGACTATGCATGGAAAGATGTATATAAACTTATGGATAATTACAAAAGTTTTTTAAAATTTGATACAACAAAATTTAAGTTTGTTTTAAAACAATTAATGTTATGAGTAAAAAATATATAGATTTATATAAACAGTATCATCAAGAACACACAGAATATGGAAGTGGTGGTGGACTAAAATTTTATCTAAGTTATGTAGTTGATTTAGTTCGTGATACTAAATCAGAAACTATGCTTGATTATGGCTGTGGTAAGGCAGAAGGTTATCTAAAATATAATCATCATAAACATTGGGGAATTATGCCAGAGTTATATGACCCTGCAGTAGAAGAATTTAGTAAATTACCAGAGGGTAATTTTGATGGTATAATATCTTTTGATGTATTAGAACATATACCAGAAGAAGAAATACCACAAGTAATTAAAGAAATATTTGAAAGAGCAAATAAGTTTGTTTTTTTAGGAATAGATACAAGTCCTGCTGATGCCATATTACCAAATGGAGAAAATGCACATTGCACACAAAAACCATTAGAGTGGTGGGTGGACATGATTAAAACACATGGTAAAAAAGTTTACACTCATGTTATGACAAATGGTCAGTATGAGGGATACGAAATATTAAATGATGAATTATATTTTGAAATGTTATGAAAAGACCTGACGGAATAGATTGGTATATAAAATGGTTTGCAAGTATAGTCTTAATTATAGGTGCTACCACTACGGCTATGGATATGTATCCATATAATATGTATTTTCAATTTACAGGTATTACAGGTTGGTTAATAGTAGGCTGGATATGGAAAGACTGGTCATTGATAGTTGTTAATATAGTAGGTTCATTAATACTACTTGCTGGAATTATACATTATCATTTTTATACAGATTGGATGTTAAAAGTTTATGAATATCATTTGGAGGCAACATTATGAATGAAGAATCACAATATAAAAAATACACATTAAAATTAGATGGTAAAGATACCTTTGTGTATGCTTCTAAACATTTAAGTTTAAAAGAAGCAAAGGAAGATATAAAAAACAGGTTTGATAACTCTAAAGTTACAAACATTAAAGCATGGGTGCATATCTTATGAAAAGTTTAGTTGATAATGAAGAATGGAAAGAGTTATCAAAAGGATATTGGTTTAGCAATCATGGTAGATTTGCAAGTCAATGGACAAAAGGTAAAAACTCTCATATAGACCATAACAAATGGGAAATTAAAATTACCAAACCTAAATCAGATAATAGAAAAGGATATAGAGGTGATTATATAGAAAATTCCATTTATCCATTTAGAACTGACCCTATTGCAAAACATATAACTGAAGGTAGAGGTCATCAAACAACAGTAAGTCCAAACAGAGTAAGAGTTGCAGTTAAAAGACACAGAGCAGTCATGGATTGTTTTAAACCTTTAGATAAGTATTCACATGAGATAGGTATATCAAAAGAAGATTGGGATAACACACCAGAAAGTAGTAAATCTTTCATCAAAAGACAGGTGTATGTGAATCACAAAGACCATGATAGAGGAAATAATCACATTGACAATTTAGAATGGATTGATGTACGAGATAACGCAATCGCAAAGATAAATGATAGAGTAAAAAATGGTGACCCTGTTCTTCATTCCCCACACAAAGGTAAACACTATTCAGAATTAACTAGAAAAGAAAAACAAAACTTAGGACATTTATCATGAAAAGTTTAATTTATGGAAATGGTGAATCTAGAAAGGTTTGGGATGTGACTAAATCTTACAAAGGATTTACTACATGGGGTTGTAATGCAATATATAGAGATGCCGTTGTGGATAATCTTGTTGCAATAGATTATGGAGTACAACAAGAGATATATCAGTCTGGTTATGCAATAGAAAATAGATGTCATTTTGCTGATTGGTCAATTCTAGAAGACTTTGACCCAGAGTTTTTAAAAATGAATTACACACCAATGGACATACATGAAACAGAAAAAGGTGATATTGCATCTTGTGTAATTCAAGGTAAAGAAAGAGAAATTGCAGAAAAAAATTATGAAGAAATAACGAATCAGTTTCCTCATTTAGATAAAGAAGATTGTAAGAATAAATGTTATACAAATGTGGGTTTGTATATTACATGGTTAAAAGAAAATGATAGTGTTGAATACATTGAGTATCCTAGAGAATGGTGTGCAGGTGCAACTGCCATGTATTTAGCATGTCAAGAAGGTTCTGATGAAGTATACATGTTAGGATTTGACCTGAGTGAATATGATGAACCCATTAATAACATTTATAAAGGAACAAAGAATTACTTATCAGAAACATCAAAAGGATTTAATACTGATAATTGGACTACACAATTAATACAAGTATTTAAAGACTTCCCAGAAACACAATTTTATTGGGTTGTAAATGAAGATGCTAGTCCTTTAGTATGCAATAATGTTAAAAGTATTACCTATAAAGACCTTGACAAAAGATGTCAAATATAGTATAGTAGCAAGATTAACTATTATAAATAGTTATGTATCGAAAGATACACAAGTAAACATACGATAATATAATAACATACGGAGAAAAATTATGTCATTAGATAGTCTAAAAAGCAGTGGGTCACTTAATAAGTTGTTAGATGCAGCAAAAGGTGAATCTGCTCCCCAAGAGAAAAAATCATATGTAGATGAAAGGTTGTGGAAACCAGAGCTAGATAAGTCTGGTAATGGATACGCAGTCATTCGTTTTCTACCTGCCATTAGTGGCGAAGACCTACCATGGGCAAAAGTATGGAATCATGCTTTTCAAGGCCCTACTGGTCAATGGTATATTGAAAACTCTCTTACAACACTCAATCAGAAAGACCCTGTATCAGAACACAATACAGCATTGTGGAATACAGGTTTAGAATCTGACAAAGAGATTGCTCGTAAACAGAAA